TCTTGTTGAAATTAATGATATTGGTTCGCAAGTTGCTGATGTATTACATCACGATTTGGAATATGAGAATTTGTATTCAACAAGTTGGTATGGTAGGCACGGACAACAAATAAGTACTGGGGCAAAAAAAGATTCTGTCTTTGGGGTAAGAACAACTAAATCTATGAAAAAAATAGGTTGTTCAAATTTAAAATCCCTGGTTGAAGAAGATAAACTTTTTATTCCCGATTATGATATCATTTCGGAACTAACAACATTTGTTAGTTCTGGTGAATCATATTGCGGTGATGATGGAGCTCACGATGATTTAGTAATGACACTTGTACTTTTTTCTTGGTTGGTTGACCAACAGTATTTTAAAGATATGAGTAGTCAAAATATTAGAGATAATATATATAAAGAAAATCAGTTACAAAATCTTGATGATTTTACAACACCTGTTGGTTTTATGGAGAACGGGTTAAATCAAAGAGAAATAGAAGTAGATTCAGATGGAACAGTTTGGGAAACAGTTAAATAAATTATGCTGTGATTGAAAAACAAATATATTAATATAAAAAATGTAATCATTTGCATAGGAGAAATAAAATGCCATTTCAAGTAAGCCCGGGAATTAATATTTCCGAAATAGATTTAACAACGGTCGTGCCAAATGTTGCAACCAGTATTGGTGCAATTGCAGGTTCATTTCAATGGGGACCGGTCTTAGAACGAACATCCATAACTTCAGAAAACGATTTAGTAAATACATTCGGTAAACCAAATGATGATACAGCTGAGTATTTTTTAACAGCTGCAAATTATCTTTCTTACTCAAACAACTTAGTTGTAGTAAGAACTGTCCAATCAGGTGCGACTAACGCAGTTGTTGGTGATAGTAGTGTTGGAACAGCAATAGATGTTTTGAATGCTACTGGTTATGATGCAACAACATTTTCCGATCAGTTGTTTGTTGCAAAGTATCCGGGTGTATTAGGAAACAGTCTCAAAGTAGAGGCATGTGATCAAGAAGGATTTGCAGCATGGGCTTATAAAGGAAATTTTGATAGAGCTCCTGGCACATCAACTGATGTTGCCGCAGCAGGTGGTTCTAAAGATGAGATGCACGTTATTGTTATTGATGAAGATGGATTATGGACAGGAATTCCTGGTGATGTTTTAGAAACTCACGCATTCGTAAGTAAAGCATCTGATGCAAAACGTATTGATGGTTCAACGAACTATGTAAAAAATGTTTTGCGTAATGAATCAAAATATGTTTGGTTAGGATTAGAAACTCAACTAACAGCAAACTCAGTCAATGTATCTGGTGTTCCTGCTGGTAGACCAAAAGCAGGAAATGTATTTCAAACTTTTGATAGTGCAACATTAGCTGAAAAAACACCTGGTGGTTCATTAACTCTTGGTGTTGATGGTAATGCAGTTGGTGATTCTGAATTACAAGCTGGTTATGCTTTGTTTGCAAATCCAGAAGTTGTAGATGTTACTTTAGTAATGGCAGGACCTGCACCAACAGTTACAGGAAGATATATTGTAGATAATATTGCATCTGTTAGAAAAGATTGTGTTGCATTAGTATCTCCTGCAAAAGCTTCAGTTGTAAATGCTGGAACAGGACAAGTTGCTGCTCTTACTACAGATAATACTTCACTTGGTTCTTCCAGTTATGCAGTAATGGATGGTGCTTGGAAATATCAGTATGACAGATACAATGATGTTTTCCGTTATGTTCCAATGAACGGAGATGTTGCAGGACTTTGTGCAAGAACAGATTTTACCAATGATGCATGGTGGTCACCTGCTGGTATGAATCGTGGTACAGTCAAGAATATTGTAAAACTTTCTTGGGAACCTACGAAAGCAGATAGAGACACAATGTATCAAATAGGTATTAATCCATTAATCACTATGACAGGAGCAGGAGTTCTCTTGTGGGGTGATAAGACTATGCAAGTAGTTCCAAGTGCATTTGATAGAATCAATGTACGAAGATTGTTTATTGTTTTAGAAAAAGCAATTGCTATTGCTGCTAAAGCGATGTTATTTGAGTTCAATGATGAATTTACACGAGCTCAGTTTGTTAATATGGTTTCTCCATTTTTACGAGAAATTCAAGGTCGCCGTGGTATTACGGACTTTAAGGTAGTTTGTGATGGTTCTAATAATACTGGTCAAGTTATTGATACGAACAATTTTATTGGTGATATTTATGTTAAACCAGCACGTTCTATCAACTTTATCCAGTTGAACTTTATTGCCGCAAGAACTGATGTATCTTTTTCAGAAATCGGTGGTTAAGTCTTATAAATATATACATAACTTAAAGGAGTAATAAACAATGGCAACAATTTCAGATTTTAAAAACAATTTTAAGGGTGGTGTAAGATCCAATCTTTTTCAGATTGCTATTTCTTCACCTTCAACAGGAATGATGGATTTACGTTTTCTTGGTAAAGGTGCTGATATTCCTGCCTCCACAGTTGCAAAAATAGATGTTCCATTTAGAGGAAGAAATCTTCCAGTACCCGGAGATCGTACTTTCAATGATTGGACTGTAACAGTTTTAAATGATCCCGATTGGGCTTATAGAACAGCATTTGAAAATTGGATGCACCAAATCAGTAATCATTCACAGAATAGAACTTCAATGAATGCATCTGATATTTATGGTCAAGCAGTAGTATCACAATTGAATAGAGAAGGTGGTGTTATTAGAACATATCGTTTACATGACATTATGCCTACTGAAGTAAGTGCTATTACATTAGCAATGGATGCAGCTACTGCTGTAGAAGAATTTACAGTTGCATTTGCTGTTAGTAATATTACAATTGATGGTGCTGGTATGGACGGTTCATCATCTGGAGATGGAGTAGATATTTCTATTTCTGGTTCAGTAAATCTTGGTGGAGTATCCATCAGTGGCGGAATCAATCTTTAGTGATAAGGGGGAGACATCTCCCCCTTCAACTTTAATATAAGAGGAAAATAATAATATGGCGTTTGATATATTTGGATTTTCAGTTTCAAAGAAAAACAAACCTAAAACATTTGTAACACCTGAAAACGAAGATGGTGCAATTACATATGTGGAGGGTGGTGGTTTTGTAGGAACATATCTTAATACAGATATTGATGCAAAGGATGAAAATATCCTTATACAAAAATATCGAGAGATGGCAATGACACAGGAAGTGGACTTGGCTATTGCAGATGTTGTTAACGAAGCTGTTCTACATGAAACAGGAAAATCTTCAATATCAATTTCCTTGGAAACTCTTGACCAGAGTGATGGTATTAAAGAAAAGATTACTACTGAATTTAAAAAGATTGTAAAACTTTTAGATTTTAATAAAGTAGGTGCAGATTTATTTCGTAAATGGTATATTGATGGAAAGATTTATCATCATATTGTTGTTGATAAAAGTAAAAAGAAAGAAGGTATTAAAGCTTTAATACCAGTTGATGCACTTGATATTAAAAAAGTAAGAGAGATAAAAAAAGAAAAAGACTCTGTAACAGGGGTTGATATAATTAAAAGTATACAAGAATATTTTATTTATAAACCTGACCAAGTAACAGGAGGTCAGTTTCAACCAGCTGGTTCAACATCAGAAGTAAAAGTTTCTTCAGATGCTATTTCTTATGTACATTCTGGAGTAATAGATGTAGAGAAACAAGTTGTAATTGGTTATCTATATAAGTCAATCAAACCTTATAACCAATTAAGGATGATTGAAGATTCACTTGTTATTTATCGTTTAGCAAGAGCTCCTGAACGAAGAATATTTTATATTGACGTTGGTAACTTACCCAAATTAAAAGCAGAACAATACTTGCGTTCTGTTATGGATAAGTATAAACAGAAAGTTGTTTATAACGCAACAACAGGTGAAGTGGAAGATCAGAAAAAGCAGATGTCAATGCTTGAAGATTTTTGGTTGCCACGGCGAGAAGGTGGTAGAGGTACTGAAATCAGTACTCTCCCGTCTGGTGCTAATCTTGGAGAGATTGAAGATATAGAATATTTTAGGAAGAAACTTTATCAAGCGTTGAATGTTCCTATTTCACGAATTGAAGGAACAGAACAAACTGCTTTTAATCTTGGTAGAACTTCTGAGATTAACAGAGATGAAATAAAGTTTTCTAAATTTATTAATAAAATAAGACATAGATTTTCAGCACTCTTTACTGATATACTTAGAATCCAATTACTTCTTAAAGGAATTATCAAAGAAGAAGATTGGTTTGAAATAAAAGATTCTATTGATTATGTATGGACTAAAGATTCACATTATGAAGAATTAAAAACCAATGAAATATTGAGAGAAAGATTTGAAATGCTTTCCTCTATGGATGAATATATAGGAAGATTTATTTCTAATGAATGGGTAAGGAAAAAAGTTCTTCATCAGACAGATGATGAGATAAAAGAAATAGATTCACAAATTAAACGTGAAACAGGTGTAGATCCTGATGATATGAGTATTAATCCAGATTTGATTAAATAGCTATGACAATTTCTAAATCAAGTTTTATAAAAAAATATCAGGAAAAAGTTTCTGAACCAGATATACAAAAAGTTTATGAAGCTATCGAGTATGCTTTTAAGTTAACTGATATTTATGGTGTTTCAAAAATTAATAAAGCAATCTTTGAAACAGCTGTAAAATTTGAAATAAGTGAAGAAATTTTAAGAGAAAAAATAAATGATGATTCTTTTATACTTAACGAAAGGAAAAACAATGAGTGATGAATCAGAAGTAAAAAATACTGTTTTACAAAATATTATTGACAAGAAATTTACTAAAGCTAATTCTCAGTTTGGTGACATGATGAAAAACAAAGCATATGCAGCGATTGATGATTTTAAACAATCATTTAAATATGTTGCACATGAAATCAAACCAGAAGAAACACCTAAGGAGGATTAATGAAATTAATAACAGAACATTCAAACGATGTAGAATATATTGTTGAAGGATCTGAAACTAAAAAAGAACAATATATTAAAGGTATCTTTATGCAATCTGATATTAAGAATCAGAATGGTAGAGTTTATCCATACGAAGTTTTAAAGAAACAAGTAAGATCATTTAATAAGAAATTTGTAAAGGAATCACGAGCATTGGGTGAACTTGGTCATCCTCAAGGTCCTACAATTAATTTAGATCGTGTTTCACACGTTATTACAGAACTCAAAGAAGATGGTAAAAATTTTGTTGGTAAAGCAAAAATTATGGATACACCGAATGGAAAGATTGTAAAAAATCTTCTTTCATCAGGTGTTCGTTTGGGTGTAAGCTCACGAGGTCTTGGTTCAGTCAAAGCAAACAAAAGGGGTGTTAATGAAGTTCAAGGTGACTTTATTCTATCCACAGTTGATATTGTTTCTGACCCATCTGCTCCTGAAGCATTTGTTAATGGAATTATGGAAGGCAGGGAATTCAGCGTAACTGGTGAGATTGAATACGATATTCGTAAAGAAATCCGCAATACAGTATCAAAACAGCTGGATAAAAAGAAAATTGAGATGTTTGAAAAGTATCTCAAAGGACTTTAATATTATAAATAGTATAAAACAATAAAACAGGAGCAAAAAAATGGCTAACGAAGAAACTTTAGATGATGGAGAAATTGAAAAAGAAATTATGGAAGCTGCGAAAAAAGCTGATGAGAAAAAAGTAGTAAAAAAAGAAGAAGAAGATGAAGAAGAAGAAGTTGAAGAAGGTGAACTTCCTCCTGCTTTGAAAAAAGCAATTGATAAGAAAAAAGACAAGAAAGATGAAAAAGAAGAAAGTAAGAAAGTGAAGAAAGAAGAAGAAGATGAAGAAGAAGAAACCGAAGAAGAAGAAGCTAAGAAAGAAGAAATCGAAGTTAATGTAGACGAGGATGTTGCTGCTCTGGTAGACGGAGAAGAACTATCTGAAGATTTCAAAACAAAGGCTGCTACAATCTTTGAGGCTGCAGTTAAGTCTAAGATTTCTAAGATACGAAAACAAATTCGAGAAGAATCAAAGAAAGAACAAGACGAGCGTGTTGAATCCATACAGGAAGAAATGACTGGGAAGATGGATGACTACCTCAACTATGCTACAAAAGAATGGATGTCAGAAAATAAACTTGCAGTAGAAACTGGAGTTCGTAACGAAGTCACAGAGAGTTTTATTTCTGGTTTGAAG